AACGGTTGATACATCTCTGGCATTTCTCCGTTTGGCAAACTTCCGTCGGGCTGTCTAAGTTTTTCTTTATCCTGATCCAAGTGTTAAACTCCCTCTGCCATTATAGTAATCACTCATGCTCATGTTAAGTTCTAATTTCTTCGCATTAAAGTTGTTGTTGCCCAAAGTTAGTAACTCATCAGACTTAAATGTTGCAACAGTATCATTTAGTTGTCCTTGAGTTGCTCCATCATGAACAGTATCAACAACTCCTTGACTGTATCCGTATACCAAGTACTCAGCAACAACTCTAAGTTGTCCTGCTCTGTGATAATTAAACTCAACTGAGTCGCCAACTACTGTAGTTTTAATATATCTGTAATTCTCGCCTGTGTCAAGGGGGTGGTGCCAGAATGCATCATTGTCTGTTTTAATTTTATTCAAACAGTTTGCTTGAGTCATTCCATCATCAAATGTATGTACAAAACTACCTACAAGAGCTTCTGATCCACCTGTCATATTAGTATAATAGTATGTGAGTCGTAGTCTTGATGCATACCCATAATGTTCTCTAAGGTGGTTAGTAAATGTAGGTGCTGTAGCATGTGAGTTAACAAAATTACTACCACTGTCTGCCCAAAGAAGACTCCACAAGCTACTTCTATCTGGAGCAGAACCACTTGCCTTTTGCCATCTGTATAATGCAACATCTGATCCAGTATTATTTGTTATAGTACCATTGAGTACTGACCCACTGTTGGTCATCTGTAGTGAAACATTTTCTGAAGTGCCTGTATAGTTAGGATTACGTGCTACGTTATAACCTGTCGTAGTAGCAAGTAAGTTTGCAACTGTAGTTGCATTATTATTAGACCCAGTGATTACTGATCCTGAACCGTTTGTGAAACCAACGTTGTTTGTCCAAGCTATTTGTCTAAAATTACTAAACGTAGTTAGGAAAGTGCCACTGTCATATGAAGTATCATACAACTGGAAATATATATAATGATAAGTTCCGCCTGCCGCTACTGTTGGTAGTGCATTTATTTGACTTGTAAAATCAATACTGCCACCGGCAGGAATAAGTACACCAGTCTCATTATCTGTAATTTGTCTTTTTGTAGTTACTTTTTGATTTCTACTTCCACCAACATATTCTCCTCCTACATCAGCAAATTGAAACTTAGCTTTTCCGTATAGGTAGTTTACTCTGTTGGCTACATTACCTGGATCTGATATAACATAAACAGGTACAGCAGTTCCGCCTGTTGTGTTATCTGATTTAATATATCCAGCTAGGCTGTTTGCTGAAGCTGAACCTGTATACTGAGAAAGATCAATAGTCATTAAGTTGCCATCAGCTGTACCGTTGTTAGTTACTCCTGTTGTAAGTAAGTTATTATTTCCAGGGTCAGTTGTTGAACTAAAGTATAAATTACTGTTATCCCAAGTTCCAGCAGTCTTTGCCAAAACAATAGTCATGTCATCGTTTAGTGCTATTCCTGTTGAGAATTCTGTACCACCAAACTGTAATTTATTATTGGCGCTGTTAAATTCCATTTCAAATAGTATCCAAGCTGGGCCGCCGTCTGTTACACTAGAGTTAGAAAATTGTCCTCTAAACTCTGACATGGATATAGGATTAGATCCGCCGTACTCTGTTTGTAGATCTGAAAAACTAATTTGACCACTGCTTGGTAAAGCCATTTATCTCTTACCTTTTAAAAATTCTATTTCGTGCTTTAATTCTTTGATTGCTTCTACCAGCAGTCCTACAACTTTGTCGTATTGTACACCTAAGTATCCGTCTTTGTTACTGCGAACAATTTCTGGTAACACTTGCTCTACGTCTTGTGCAATTAGTCCTGTGTCGTTTTTCTTAACAAAGTAACCATCTTCGCCACCGTGTTGTTTCATGTATGCTTCAGTCCAATCAAATGTTACACCATTGAGTTGATTAACTTTGTCTAGTGCATTTGGAATGTTAGAAATGTTTTCTTTAAGTCGTCTGTCTGATGAATAGTATGCTGTGATGTTGTCAGTAGCTCTAATCTCTCCAGTAGTTCCTGAAGCGGCTGTACCAACACCTAATGAATCGTGTTGTACATCATCATCTGTATCAAGTGTTAATAGTTTACGTTGTGAACTTGCACCTGTTACTGTAGATGCCGCTAACAATGTTCTTGCTTGAGCAGGCATAGCAAATGTAGAAGCAGTACCTGATCCTGTAAAATATATTCCTTTGTCTGCCGCAGATGTTAATCCTGCTAATGCGGCTAAGTCTGCATCATATGCTTGTACGTTTACGCCAATGTCTGCATCAACTACCATAGTTGCATCGTAAGCCATTACGTCTGAACCAATAGCAACACCCAATGCTGTTCTAGCATCACTTGCAGATGTGCTACCTGTTCCGCCTTTAGCAACTGGAACTGTTCCTAAACTAATGTCACCTGCCGCGGATAATGAGATTGGACTTGTACCACTAACTGCTACTGTACCTGTTGCGGCTGGCAATGTAATAGTTACATCGGCAGTACTTGCAGGACCTATTAGTGTTGCTTTATTAGTACCGTTGTTTGTTCCTTCTAAAAACTCAATCTTACCACCTGTTGTAGCAGTAGGAGATAGAGTAGGATCAGTTAACGTTTTGTTTGTTAGTGTTTGCGTTGCCGCAATACCAACAAGTGTTTCGTCACTAACCGCAGTATTAAATTCAGCAAAAGTTCCTGTTACAGTATTATCAGTTAAACTAATTGACTTGTTTGTAAGTGTATCGGTTGTATCTCTACCTACTACAGTTTCATCACTAACTGCGGTATTAAGTTCTGCTATTGTACCTGTTACTGTATTATCAGTTAAACTAATTGACTTGTTTGTAAGTGTGTCTGTTGTATCTCTAGCTACTACACTTTCGTCACTAACGGCTGTATTCAATTCTGCTATGGTTGTCGTTAATGTATTGTTTGCTAAGTTAACACTTTTATTAGTCAACGTATCCGTTGTGGCTTTACCTACGAACGTGTCGTTGCTATCGGGCAATGCCCAACTGTTACTTGCACTAGGTTTAATAGCGGCTATGATTGGTGATGTTAAAGTTTTGTTTGTTAAAGTTTGTGAACCTACAAGTGTTGTTACAGTACTGTCTATTGCCCATTCAATAGAGTCTGTTGCAGGTGTTGTTGTAATATCAATACCTGTTCCGCCTGTTAAGTTTAAAATATCTTGAATGTTGTCAGCAACAACAGGAGCTTCACCTGCTACTTGGATAGTTTTAAATACGTCTTTTGCTCCACCGTAATCAGCAGTAGCAACTCCACCACTGGTGTATGCACTAAATCCTGTGCCGTCAATTGGTGCTGTTAATTGTCTATCTGAATACAAAGCAAATGTAGTACCAGTTAGTACGTCCATGAAGTACTCGTTACCGTTAACGTTGGTCATTCCTACAACATCAACTAGTGTTACTTCTGTACCATCTGTAAATGCGTGAGCGTTAGTTGTTGTAACTACAACAGGGCTGGCCGCTGTGATGTTGCTAATTGATTTACTAACACCACCCACCAGTGCCGCAATAGTCATCTGGTTTGCATTATCTCTAGTAATGGTCATGTTACCACCAGCAACTAAATTAATATCGTTTGAAATATTATTAACGTCAGTTAGTCTAATTGCAGTAGTTGACAATGGAACAGCTAAAGTATATTCAACATCGAACTTAAATGTGTCTGACGATAAGTCTACATTATTCCATGCAACACCATTTCCTCGTATAAAGTTAATACTATCAGTTACATTATCCGCCTCGATAGTCTGCTCAAGAGTCGTTCCATCAGGTGAATAAAGTTTAACATATCTAAAAAAATCGTAATAAGCAGTCATGTTCGTATTTGTTCCTCTTGTATATTGTATTTATTAAATAATGCTATGCTTGTAATTGGCAACGGTGAAACTAGATATAACATTGATTTAGGTCTGTTTAGAGATACTAAAATAGGATGTAATGCCCTGTATAGAGATTATGCAGTGGATCATTTAGTCTGTTGCGACAAGCGAATGGTCAAAGAAGTACTAGAAGCAAACACATTTAAGGGTACTTTATATACCCGTAAAGACTGGTTTGAGGATTTCAAAGGAGTTGAGTGCTTACCCGACTTACCTTACAAAGGTACAGCAAGACCAGATGATCCTTGGCATTGGGGCAGTGGTCCTTTTGCTGTACTAATTGGAGCAAGATTAGCATATGAATGGAAAGAAACAGTTAACCTAGTAGGGTTTGATTTGTACAATGGAAATATTTACAAGGATACTAAGAACTATGCTAAATCAGATGCAAGGCCAGTAGATCCTAGTTATTGGATACACCAGATGAACAAAGTATTTGAACACTTCCCTAGTGTTACGTTCAATTATTACTCTACAGAAAAATGGCCAGATAAGTACTATAACATAAAGAATTTTAATTTAGAGGAACTTAAATGAACTACGAAGCAAAACATCACGATTCGTTTCCTACTTTGGTTACTAGTTTTGATATCGAAGGACACGAGAGTGAGAAGACCTGTGTAGAGATGATCGATGCTTTTAATGAGTATGGACCTGATCACCCGTTAGTTGCAAAAGGAAAAAGTAGTTATCAAAAAGGCGACGAACAGTTTTTAAACGATCATAAACTTATTCCTCTTTGGAAAACTATACAAGAATGTATTGATGTATACACACAGCATCTTGGTGTTGATTATACTCTATTATCAACTAGCTGGTTTAATTCTTTGTTCAATGGTGGCGCAGTTGACGCCCACAGACATGAACGCAGTATTATTAGTGGTGCATACTATCCGTATGTAGACAAAGGTAGTTCACCTATTGTATTTAGAAACCCTAACCAAGTAAACTTTATGAACTATGCACCCTTGGGGTTAACAGACTACAATAGATATGAATTAGAATGTTTTCCTAAAACAGGATTATTAGTTTTGTTTCCAAGTTGGCTAGAACATCGTGTTATTACAAACCAAACAGAAAAAAGATACACAGTTAGTTTTAACACAATTAGACATAGCGACAGAGCCGCATTTATGAACATACGAGATTATAGGATTGACCCGCATGAAAGCACAGATAGTTGATGGACCGTTTAGGAAAGCAAACTATCCTCTCTTTCCTACACTAGTACAAGTTTACAATTTACAAGATAACCCTAGTAACATTGACATAATCAATTACATTGACGAGCAAGAATTAACTGAATGGCCAAAAGACATTGGTGATGGTTCTTCAACTAGTCAAAACGAAATGAACATTCTTGATAACTTTGATATTAAAAAAGATATTGAAAATTGTGTAAACGAATATTGTATTGATGTTGGACTAGACAAATTAGAAATTGGAAAGAGCTGGATTAATATACAAAGACAGAAAGGCTACATTGCTAGGCACAGACACGAACTTAGTATTATTAGTGGAGCATACTATCCATTTGTAGAACCAAACAGTTCACCGTTAGTTTTTGGAAGTCCAATACTAGGACCTAAAATGGGCGAGATACATAACCAAGCTACAGAATATACTGCTAACGAAATGGAATTTGATGTACGTACAGGCTTTCTTGTATTGTTTCCAAGTTGGTTATATCATTATACAATTCCAAACCCTTCATTAAAACGAGTAACCTTAAGTTTCAATACATACCACAAAACACTTGACAAGTAGTAATTTTTAATATATAATATTACACATGTTAGAGGACTTTTATGCGTCGACCCTCTTTAAATACTCCGCCGTTATACTTATAGGAGAAGAATATGGCTTATTATAGCACAAAACATTACGGACACAACATAGGATTATCAGCGGTCTTTAGACAACCTAACGCAGATCATTCGCATTGCCATTTACTACATGGTTACAGTTTAGCATTTACATTTACATTTGGATGTGATAAACTAGATGACAAAAACTGGGCAGTAGACTTTGGTGGATTGAAACCTTTGAAGAAGTGGTTAGAAGATCACTTTGATCACAAGACAGCAATTGATAAAAAAGATCCACACTTAGATAAATTTATGGAACTGCAAGAACTTGACCTAGCTGAAATTGTTGTAATGGATGGTGTAGGTGCAGAGAAGTTTGCCGAACACGCATTTAACTTTGCAGACAAACTTGTACGTGAAGCAAGTGACAATCGTTGCTATTGCGTAAGAGCAGAATGTGCAGAACACGGCGCCAACTCAGCAATCTACGAAGGATAGTTTAATGATTTGGGAACAAGTAAATGAAGATCGTAAAAAACTTAAGGTAGCACATTATAAAAATGCGTTTCCAGAAGCAGTAAATGATATTAACTTTACAACACTAGTAGAAGTAAATCAGTATAAGTCTACAGTTACAAACGTAGATGAATTTGTAAAAGGAAGTACACACATTTCTGACATTGGTTCAGACAAGCGTATACAAAAATATTTGTTAGAGTTTCAAAAACACTATGACAGACATGAAACTGAAGCACACTTCAATGCTAGTTTGTTCTTTTCATTAAGTGACGGGCATAATAGCTTGTTCCTACATAATGATTACGAAACTGTTTTGCTTATACAAGGATACGGTGAAACTGCATATCTTGTAACAGATGGAGAAACAATGAACAAGCAAATTTATCATTGTAAAACAGGAGATGCTTTACTGTTACCAAGACTTACAAATCATAAACCTTTAATCTTAGGTCCAAGAGTTACATTAAGTTTGGGTGCTAATCCTTTAAAAGCAATGACCAATAAAAACTTTGGTCCAGTTAATTCGACAATGTAGAGGAAGTTAAATTGCCCAACCATGTAGTTTGTTTAAAGCACGGTAAGAAATATTCAGCAGAATACGTTAATGTTCTTTACAGAATGGTAACACGCAATCTTACCGTGCCACATAACTTTGTTTGCTTTACAGAAGATCCAACAGGTCTTGATATGGGTATACAAGTTAAGCCCTTGCAATTAAACAGCGACATCAACGGTTGGTGGTACAAAACAATGTTCTTTAATCCAGACTTTGGATGTTACGGTACTGTATTGTTTTTAGATTTAGATGTTATTGTGTTTGGAAATATTGATAAGTTGTTTACATACAAGCCGGGCGAGTTTTGTGTAATACGTGATTTTAATCGTAGTGTGCAAAGTCAATGGGACAGAATGAATTCAAGTTGTTTTAGATTAGAAACAGGACAACATGCAAATGTATATCATGAGTTTATGTCTAATCCAGGACAAAATGCACGTAAGTATCACGGAGATCAAGATTGGCTGTATGCTAATGTAAAATCTCAATATAACTTTTGGCCAGATGAATGGATACAAAGTTATAAATGGGAGATGCGTGGACGTCCTGAGATGAATAGATACAACGGCAAACGTAACTTTGTTGCCCCAGGTGAACCAAAGATATTACCTGACACAAGTATTGCAGTATTTCACGGAGACCCTAACCCAAAAGACTGCATTGATCCTTGGTGCAAGGAGAATTGGAAATAATGGACAAATATATTTTTGATGTTGATGGAACACTAACACCAAGTCGTGGACTAATTGACTTAGAATTTAAAATGTTCTTTAATACATTTTGTTTGACACATGATGTATATCTTGTTACAGGTAGTGACCGTGCTAAGACTGTAGAACAACTAAGTGAACCAACATACAATCTAGCAAAACGTGTATACAACTGTTCAGGTAGTGATGTATATGAAGGTAGAATCAATGTTCATCGTAGCGATTGGATTTTACCACGTAGTTGTAGTCATTGGTTAGAAGATAAACTAGAAGAAAGTGCGTTTGAACTTCGTACAGGATTGCATATTGAAGCAAGGCCGGGTATGGTTAACTTCAGCATAGTAGGACGTAAAGCAACGCCCGAACAACGTCAGCAATATGTTAAGTACGACAAGAAACATAACGAACGGGTGAACATTGCCGCTCTGTTCAATTTAGAATTTCAAGAACTAAAAGCCGTAGTAGGTGGAGAAACTGGTATTGATATATTTCCAAAAGGGTATGACAAAAGCCAAATTATAAGAGATTTTGATCCAACTGATACACTACACTTTTTTGGTGATGCAATGGAAACTACAGGAAATGACTACCCTTTGAAAAAAGTAATCATTGACAATGACCTAGGAATGTGCTATAATGTAAACAGTTGGAAGGATACCCGAGAACTGTTGAATGAAGAAAAATAGTAACTTTATAAAATATACAAAAATAGGTGCAGTAGCAGTCCTAGGACTAGGTCTTAGCTATGGCATTGGTACCTTTACACCCAACACATGGACTATAAATGATATAGTCGCAAAAGCAGAAGAAAATATTATAGGAGAATGGAACGAGTTTGGGTTTCATGAACCTTCAATAGAATATACAAACAATGCTCAATTTATAACTGGCGTAGCTCGTTGTATTGACTTTCTTAATTTACATACAGAAATAAGCAAACGTGTTCCACGAGATATTATTGTTGCAATGGCAATACTAGAAACAGGATATGGCAAAAGTAGATTTGCACTTGAAGGTAACAACTTATTTGGTATACGTACATGGGACAAAAATACACCACAATTGAAACCTTTAGAGTTGCCCAATGCGGCATTTGGTGTTAAAATATATAAAACAAAGTGTGCTTCTGTAAAAGATATGATTCACACTATTAATACGCATCGTGCGTACATAGACTATAGAGATGAACGTGACAGACAAGAAGCAACAGGAGTTTTAGATATTGATGCACAAGTAGACCAATTACACAAGTGGAGTACAAATCCAAACTACACAGCATTAGTAAAAGAAAAGATTTTAATATTACAAGGCAAACAACATGACTAAACGTATAGGCTTCGCATGTAAGTACATGCACTCAGATCAAACGCAGAAGAAGAAACTGCTAGAAGAAATTCAACGACCACTAAATACACGCAGTACGACAGTACAATGGCTTAACAGGCAAACACGTGAAGTAGCAGAAGAACGCCTGTGGGACATTATGGTACACAACATTCAGTCGTACAGTAACTTGATCGAATACGTAGGAGGATTACCTAATGAACTTAGAATGGTTAGACTCGGTAGCGATTGCCTTCCGGTATATACGCAACAAGATTGGTCATACTTTTGGCGAAAGCCTGACGTCCGTGATTACTGTAGTAAACATCTCGCCCCCGTCGGCGACAAAGCAAGGGCCCTCGATGTCCGACTATCGATGCACCCAGGCCAATTTACTGTACTTGCGAGCGACAACCCCGACATTGTAGATAGGAGCATAGAAGAATTTGAATATCATACCGACATCATACGCTGGATGGGATACGGCAAACAATTCCAAGACTTTAAATGCAATGTCCATATATCAGGCAGACAAGGTCCATCCGGTATCATCAATGTCCTGCCAAGACTATCTCAAGAGGCGAGAAACTGCATTACGATCGAGAACGACGAGAACTCGTGGGGGCTCGACGCATCGCTCGAACTTGAAAAACATGTCGCATTGGTTCTTGACATACACCACCACTGGGTGCGTACAGGTGAATACATACAGCCCACCGACGATAGATTTACTCGCGTAGTAGATAGCTGGCGTGGTGTGCGTCCTGCAATGCATTACAGCTACAGTCGTAACGAACATTTACCACAAGACTTTGCACACGACACTATGCCCGATATGGAACAGCTACTAGAAGCAGGCCATAAGAAGCAGAAACTTAGAGCCCATAGTGACTACTATCCTAACAAACTTGTTAATGATTGGGCATTGAGCTTCTTAGAACATTCTGACATTATGTGCGAGAGCAAGTGCAAAAACTTAGCCAGCATTGAACTATACGAACAATATAAAGCGTAAATACTACACATTAACTTTTAAGGAGATTATAATGATCGATACTATTAAAGAATGGGTAAGTGAACGTTTTGAAGAACGTACATCTTGGGATGGAGCAATGCTTATTGCTATTGGCGTAATTGTGCTAATCGCAGGACCATTTGCAAAATTAGCGGCTTATGCGGCAATCGCATATGGTGCTTGGACTTTATTCAAATCTGAATAATCACTTTAGACCAATGATTGACATCACAATTTGCTGATGTCGGTCATTGTATCTACCCTAACATTGAGTTTCTTGCGTTGTAATACGCCAGCTTTTTGAGCAAAACGTTTAGGATCGCATTTTTCACATACGTGTGAGTAGTCATTTGTTAGGCGCTTAGGGTCTACTTGTCCTTTGTCGCGTGAGAATTCTTCATGGCAGTTATCACATTCAAAGAATACAATCGTCTTTTTACGCTTGTACGGATGATGTCCACGCTTACCTTTACGCATATAGTATTGAATTTTCTTTTCAGTTCGTAAAAACATAGTAATAGTATTTATAATCACATTCGGATTATAGATTAACAGATAAATAATAATGATAGGAACAACAATGTCGATAGTTACTTTAACAGACTCAGCCAAAGCACAGATGTGTAATATGGTTGAAGAACATAAAAAGCCAGCAGTTAGGCTTTCATTAAAGGGCGGCGGCTGTGCTGGTTTTAAATATGAATGGACTATGGAAGCAGATATTAACGCAGAAGACGAAGTAGTTGAATTCGATAAAGGTAAATTTGTAGTAGATCCATCTAGTGTGATGTATTTACTAGGTAGTACAATTGACTACAAGAAAGAAATGTTTGGATCTTACTTTGCAGTAGAGAATCCAGGAAGTACTTCAAGTTGTGGTTGTGGCGAGTCAATAGGATTTTAGGGAATAATACATGTCAAAATTAAATATTAATATTGGTACAGAGGGCAACGATAATACTGGTGATAGTATTAGAGAAGCGTTTAGAAAAGCCAATGAAAACTTTACAGAACTTTATGCTGTATTTGGTATCGGCGGACAGATTAGCTTTACAAGTTTAAGCGATGTTCCAGATGTACTAACTGCATACACAGTACCACAAGCTAACGCAGAAGGATCAGCGATTGACTTCAAGACGCTAGTTGGCGGAACTGGAATGACTATTAATTCAACTAGTCCAAACCAAATTGTTATCAGCAACACATCAAGTATTATTAGTACAGACGGACAACCAAGTTTAGGTGGTCCACTTAATGCGGCCAACCAGGCTATAGCAAACGCACCTGTTTCCCTAAGTGCAGTTAACGCATTGAATACAGTACATGGTACTAACTTTACTATTGATGATTTAATAATTAACAAAGGTTATGCTGACGGACGTTACTTGCGTTCAACAGGTTCACCTGGTGGCGAAGGACAAATTAGAGTTAGAGAAGAACCAGTTGATGCCGCGGCATACACTCTTAATATTACAAGTTTTGCAAACGGTAACGTTGTAACTAGTGGAGGACATGGATTCTCTACAACTGCAAATGGTATTAGCTACATTTATAATTCAACAGGTACAGATGCAACAGGGTTAACAACTGGTGTTAAGTATTACCTACGTTATGTAAGTGATACACAATTAAGTGTTCACACAACACTAGCAGAAGCACAGAACGATGATGACTTATCAAGAGTTAAAGTTGGTATTGTATCAGGTTCAGGTACTGGCACACAAACAATGGTTGACGCAGAGTATGATGCAACCTTAGCAGGATATTGGATTAGTACAGAAGCATTACCACGTAAGAGTATTACTAGACGTGAAGGTGACACTATGTCAGGTGCATTGTACTTACATGATCACCCAGGCTCACAAGCAGGAGCAGGAGCACCAGGTGGTATTACAGACATGCAGGCGGCTACAAAATACTATGTAGACAATAGTGCATATCCTTCTAAAACAAATTTATTCGTAAGTACCAAAGGTGACGATACAATGGCTAACGTTCCAGTTGGTCAAGAAGGTCGTTCATGGAACTATTCATATGCTTCAGTTGCGGCCGCGGCGGCAAAAGCAGAAGAAGTTATTACTACAAGTCCTATTAAGATTGGACCTTACGCACAACACATTACATATGCATCAGGACAGAATAATTCAACTGTTGCTTCGTCAGGTGTTACAAGTTCAAGCGGTTACGAAGAAGTTAAAATTCTTACAGACGCAAACAAACAATTTATAATTGATGAAACTATTGCTTTCTTAGAAGCTACATATCCTACTTTACTTTATGATGCAACTCTATGTCGCAGAGACTTAGGATTTATTGCAGAAGGTATTGTATTAGATATACTAGATGGAACATTTGCAAACTACCACAGTAGAAATGCTGGATTAAGATATTACAGTAGTGCAAGTGGGCAGATTGCTAGACGTACACAGTACACAGAAACAATAGCATCACTTAACTTTGCCAAAGCTCTACATGCTAAAGTTATTACTAACACACTAGAAACTAACTTATACCAGAGTGTTACTACACAGACTACAATTCCAGCACAAGTAGTTGACTTAGTTGGACAAACAGCAGTTGCGGCTAAATGGGATATTATTAAAACAATAGTAACAGGACCAACTATAGCAAGTGCTCCACAACTAGTTGAAGGTAGTAGTTGGACTATTACTATTACTAACGGTGGACAAGGATTTGTTGATCAAAACATAGTTTCAAACCAAGACTTAGTTCCTGGTAAGATTATAACTTTTGAAACAAGTGGCGCAGTTGGTAGAATTGTATCAACAACAAGAGGTGCATCAGTTGATACTATTGAAATAGAATTACTTGAACCAATTACTCCAGTAGTTGGTGAAGAAATGAATTACGGTAATGCGTTCTCAATTAAAGATATTAGCATACACGTTGAATCAGGAACATACTTTGAACAGTTTCCAATTAAGGTTCCAGCAGGTGTATCAATAAAAGGTGACGAGTTTAGACGTGTTAATATTAAACCAGCACCAGGACCAAGTACATCAATTTGGGCTGATAGTTATTTCTACAGAGAACCAACGTTTGACGGCCTTGCATTAAAAACAGAATATAATCCAAATGCTGTTGAACTATTAACAGTTAATAAAGAATTCCTTAAAGACGAAGTTGTAGCTTGGATCGATGCACAGATTGTTATTAACACAGGTATATGGAACGGCTTTACATACGATAGTCAAAAATGTGAAAGAGATGCAGGAATCATCATTGATGGTTTAATATATGATCTTCAATGGAGTGGTAATGAAAAGACTCACTACAATGCATCAAGATATTACAATGGCGTAGTAAGTTTAGTAGCTGGCCAACAGGATCAGACTGCCGCGGCAATGGCACAGTTAAAACTGATTATTCAAAACTTTATTTTTGCTAACGCAACATACACAAGTTTACAAAGCCCTGTAAGAACAACACAAACAATTGATTCTACAGCAGGTGAAGCGGCGGCAAGTACACAGGTTGGTACATTACTTGATATGGTTGGTGACGTTATTACTAACGGATTACCTAACTTACCAGCACTTGACTCACCAAGTTACGGTTACCATTACTTAACAGATTACAGTAACGCTTCAAGTACACCTAAAGACAACAAAGACATGGACGTCTTCTTAATGAATGACGCAACTATTATACGTAACATGAGTGTCCAAGGACACGGTGGGTTTATGTGTGTATTAGATCCAGAAGGTGTTGTACTTACTAAGTCACCATACATACAAACAGGTTCAAGTTTCTCACAGAGTATTAATAAACAAGCGTTTAGAGGCGGTATGTTTATTGACGGATTTGTTGGTAACTTAAGAACTGTTGTAAACAGTAAAACAGATAACTTCACACTAAACGTACAAAGTGCGGCAGGTGAAGGATTAAGAATTAAACGTCCGCAAGTACCAAGTCCTTTTTACATTAACGGCAAACGTCATCAAGTAAATGCTATTACTAGTTACGACCAAGCGGCAGGTACTGCAACACTTATACTAGATCCAACATCAAATGATGGAACTGGTTTTGATCAACCAATGCCAACTAACATTGTATTACAAACAGCTGGTAACAGATCAATGTTGGCAAACGACTTTACACAAGTTAACGACTTAGGTTATGGTACTGTAGCTGTTAACACAGGACTTTCAGAACTTGTTTCACAGTTTACATATTATTGTCAAGCGGCATACTATGCAGGCAGTGGTTCAGAGATTAGATCACTTAACGGTTCTAACGCTTATGGTGAATACGGACTAGTAAGTACAGGTTCAGATCCAAACGAAATTCCAGACATTATTACAACAACTAATAGATTTACATCACCATTTAAAATCTTTGATGATGGTTCAGGATTTGATCATCCAGAAGACCAGTTGTTTATATATGCATACGACTTTGACGGTGTTCCAAGAACTAATTCAGAAATAGAAATTGATCATGGTGGATCACTAGGAACTACTAGATACGAAATTACAACTGTTGAAGCAATAACACAACCTGGATCACCTCCGACTGGTGTTGTTAGTAACACAGTTTATAAATTAAACATGGCAACAACAGGTGCTAACCAAACTAGTACTACAGGACTTAAGGCAGTATTATCAAACGGCCAAATTGGTACTATTAGAGTTGGACAAACTGTTGAGCTATCAGGTGTTGATGTTGCTACAACTAGACCAAGTAGTGCATTGATATTTGATCAATCAGTTGAATCAATCTACAGAGTTATTAGCTTTAACACAACAAACGCACTAGGTACAGCATTACCAAGTGGTACACAGCAAGTTAGACTTGATAGTACATACGAATATATTAAACTAGTTGTTGATGAAACAAATTCACAGTTAAACACACATGCTGGTACTGGTACTACAATGGGTGCTACAGCAGGCGATAATGTTATTGCTGTTGTTAGTATTTTCTCACAGAAACAATTAGATCAACTTAATGCAGGTGATATGATCTTTACCTGGAATGGTAAAACACATACTGTTACAGGCTATACACAAAGAACAGGCTTTGGTACAATTAGTATTCAAGACTTAGCTGGTACGGATATTAACTCACCAGCATCAAGTCCAGGACTTGTAAGTTCAGTTTACAATGCAACCAACACAGTTACACTAAGAGTAGGTTTACGTGATGGTGAGGGTGGTAACATTACTGTTAACATTTCAACAACTAGAGCAACAGGACATGACTTCTTAAATATTGGTACAGGTGGATTTAACACAAGTAACTATCCAAACGTTGTATTAGGTGCACCAACGCAACCTAAGGACGTATCAAGACAAGTTGACGAAAGAGATAAAGGTAGAGTATTCTACGTAAGTACAGACGAAGATGGATTCTTTAGAGTAGGTAAGTTCTTTACAGTTGACCAAGGTACTGGTACAGTTACATTTAGTGCTTCGATTGCATTGAGTAACTTAGATGGTATTGGATTTAAACGTGGTGTTGTTGTAGCAGAATTTAGTGCTGATGACGGCATGACAGATAATGCTACTGACACAGTTCCAGTTGAATCAGCAGTACGTGGTTACGTTGCAAGAAGATTAGGTTGGGACCACGGTGGTAACCCATATGCTAACATTATTGGCCCAGGTGCATTAGCAAGAGATGGAACAACTTCTCTAACTGGTAACATTAATGCAGGTGGTAACACATTTACAAACTTATCAGATCCAGCTAACCCACAAGAAGCGGCAACCAAAAGTTACGTTGATAGTTTAATTGATGCAGGTGATACACTACCTGAAATGATTGACTTTGAAACTAATGGGTTGACAGGCAACCAAATGATTGCCACAACAGGATTGTTTAGAATTTATACACAACCAGCAACAGGTGGCAACTTCCAAAACGGTGATACTATCACAGGTAACGGTTCAAGTGCAACAGGTACTATTGTAGATATTACAAATGTTACACGAGGCGGTGTTGCAGAAAACTTAATTGTATACACAGCAGTAACAGGAACAATATTAAATTCAGACATTGTTGAAACAGCAGGCGGTGTGTCAGCACAAGTTACAACTGGTCCTATTATGGAGTTTGCAAACTTAGTTGAAACAGCAACTTCAGATATCAATGTTTTTGTTGCAAGAGATGTAAGTGGTGCAACAGTTGACTTTAGACTTAGAGCAGATAGTATTATTAATGCTGATGTAAATGCAAGTGCAGGTATACAGCAAAGTAAACTAGCACTAGAAGAAGCAACTACAAGAGCTAATAGTACTGGCATTACACAAAACGATTTAGGTGTTGCTAGTTTTGACAGTGATATATTTACAGCTGACCAAGGTTGGATTACAATCGACAATGGTGCATTAGACTATAGAAAAATTATTAATATTGCAGACGGTACTGTAATTGGTAGAGCGGCAGGTGACTCAAGTACAGGTGATGTAAGTGAAGTTCCATTTGCTACTATTGTTAGTGAAGGTGGCGGTGTACAAGAAGCTGTTAGTACAACAGGAGCAATAAACGCTCTTGTTAAAACAGATGCTTCAGGTGTAGCAACAGTACAAGGACTTAAAGTTGACAGTTACTTAGTAATGGATACAAGTGGTACAGAGTTACAACTTTCAACTCCAGGTGGTGCATTGTTTATGACATCAGCAGGTACTGTTACTCCAACAGTTGAAATGCCTGGATCACTTAACATTGGCGCAACTGGTGTTACACAAGGATTCTTCCAAACTAACTCAGCACTAGCAGGCGAAAGTAGACTAGGTGTTGATTGGATACACAGTAGCTTTATTGAAGCACCAGGTGAACTTGATGCAAACTCAACAGGTATTGGTATTGGTGCTAACACAGGTTATAGTGCGGCAGGACAAATTGCTTTAATTAGTGATGGTGCTGTAATTGTTAAAACAACATCAACAGGATTTGAACCAGGATTAGATAACACATATAACATTGGTACAAGTTCAGCTAGATACAACACAGTTTATGCAGGTGTACTAAACGGTACATCAACACAATCACGTTACGCTGACTTGGCAGAGAACTACTTAGCAGATACAGAGTATGAAACAGGTACAGTATTAGTGTTTGGTGGAGATGAAGAAATAACTACAACAACTGCAAAAGGCGACAGACGAGTAGCTGGTGTTGTTTCTGAGAAACCGGGTTACTTAATGAACGGTGATTTAGAAGGTAGCTTTGTAACTGCTATTGCACTACAAGGTAGAGTTCCAGTTAAGGTACTTGGCACAGTTGAGCCAGGAGACTTAGTTGTAACATCAAGTATACCAGGATACGGAATTGTCGATAACGATCCTAAAGTAGGAACTATTATAGGTAAGGCACTAGGGGCTAAGGAAGATCCCGAACGTGGAATTGTCGAAGTAGTTGTGGGGAGAGTATAATGGCACAACAAAACATAAACATTGGGTCAAGTGCTAACAAGGGTGATGGAGATCCGATTAGAGTTGCATTTACAAAAGTTAATGCAAACTTTACAGATTTATTTGCAAGAGTAGTTGTACTTGAAGGCGGTGGCATTGCTGTTGCACAAGATATACAAGGTGATATTTTTGCACAAGATAGTTCACTAGCATACAACTCAGCTACTAATACATTTATTGGAAACTTTCAAGGACCACTTGACGGTGATGTAACAGGTTCAGTATTTGCTGACAATAGTACAGTATTAATAGATGGTGTAGCAGGAACTATTAGTGCCGGAGCATTAACAGGTAACTTGCCAGCATTAGATGGTTCAGCACTAACAGGTGTTGTAACAGGTTCTAACACAGGAGTAATTAACTTCAATGGTGCTACATTAAATTTTGTAAGCACTACATTTAACGGTTTAGACTTTGCTGACTTAGGAACAACTCCAACTACACTAGCAGGTTATGGAATTACTGATGCGGCAACATCAGCACAGGGAGTCTTAGCGGCAAGTGCATTACAAGCAGAGACGATTACACTAACAACATTAAAAGCAGAAGTTGCGGCAAGTACTGACTTTGCAGACTATCAAACAAGAATAGCGGCACTATAATGAGTACGATAAATATGAGTATAGGAAAACAAAATGGCAAATAGAATACCACTTATAGTTGACACATTAGATGACAACAAAATCAAAGAATTACCAGCAGGTGATAATTTAGATTTAGGTAACGCTGGGCTTACCAATGTTGGAAGTGTAAATGCTACAGACGTTACAATTAACGGAGTATCATTTAACAATCCATTTAGTGGTAACTACAACGACCTAACTAACAAACCAATTATTCCTGTTGTACCAAGTGCTATTAGTGCATTTGCTAACGATAGTGGATACTTAGTATTTGGTACTGACACTGATAGTATTCCAGAAGGACTTACTAACTTGTATCATTCAACTGCAAGAGTTGATGCTCGTATACAGTCAGCTAACTTATCAAGTTTAGGTAACGTTGATGCAGTTACATCAGCAGACGACGGCAAAGTTGTTTACTATAATCACGAAACACAAACATTTAAATTTACAAACGTTGTTACTGAATCAGATAACTTGCAGTCAATACTTACAAGAGGTAACACTAGTGATAAAGATATTATTACAACAGGTAAAGTATATTATCAAAACGTGTGGGCTACAATCGATGATTTACCAAGTCCAAGTACATACCATGGCATGTTCGTACATGTTCATAGTACAGGCAAAGCATATTATTCACATGCAGGTGAATGGAAAGTATTACAAAACGAAGGTGAAAACTTTACATCATTTAGCGTAGGTGCTGATGACTCAACATTAAGAAGCATTGGTAACGGAGAATCATTTAAAATTTCCGGTGGCACAGGTATTAGTACTTCAAGTACAGCTGAAGGCGACATTACTATTACGTTAGGTAACTTAACAGATTTAGCAAACGTAAGTGCAGGAGCTCCAAGCAACGGACAAGCACTAGTTTGGAACAACGCACAAACAAGATGGGAACCAGGAAACGTAGCTGGTGGTATTTCAGACATTGGTGACTTAGGTGACGTTGATGTTACAGTAACAACACCAGTAGACAACTATGTATTAAGTTGGGACAATGGTAACAGTTATTGGCGTCCTAGAGCATTAAACAACTTAGATGCTTCAACAGTTACTACACAATTAGATAGTACAGCGGCAAACCATTACATTCCGTTTGTTGCGGCAGGTAGTGCAAGTCAACAAGCATTGAGAACAGATGCTGGTATTACTTACAATCCTAGTACTAATGTTATTTCACTTAATACTATTGTTGCAACAACTGAAATACAAACTAGCGGATTAGCAGTTACAGGTAACATAACAGGTACAGCTTCTGAAGTTAACTTTGCAGATGCAGTTAGATTAACAAGTGGTAAAGAATTAAGATTATATGACACAGCTAACGTTAAGTATAACGCATTCAAAAGTCCAGCGGCACTAACAACTAGTGTTTCATGGACATTACCAGACGGCGACGGTACTACTAACCAAATTTTAAAAACAGACGGTAGTGGAAACTTAGCTTGGACAGATAACAACGCAGGCGGAAATTCATTTAGTACAATAATTGTATCAGGACAAAACAATGTTGTTGCAGATACTGCAAACGACTCATTAACTCTTGTAGCTGGTACTAACGTAACAATTACAACTAATGATTCTACAGACACAATTACTATTAACGCATCAGGCGGCGGTGGAGGAGGAACTCCAGGTGGTAGTGATACACAAGTACAATTTAATGACGGTGGTACATTTGGTGGCGATTCAGATCTAACTTATAACAAAACTACTAATACACTAACTGGTGTTAATTTAATAGCAACTGGTAAAATTGAAGCACCAGAAATATTTTCAAGCTCAACTGGTATTCCAACTATTACTAGTGCAAGTAATATTATACTTGATGCGGCCAATGCTGTTGTATTACAAAAAACAGTACTAAGATTAGGATCGTATGATACTAACGGATTAGCAACACTAACTGGACAAGCAGGTGATGTAGTTTACAACAGTTCAGAAAAACAAATGCAATTCTGGGATGGTACAGCATGGAAATCATCTAGTGATACTTTTAGATTTAGTGTTGGTGCAGATGACTCTACACTAAGAGAAGTAAGCAATCAAGAAAGCATTAAATTTATTGGTGGAACAAATGTTACAACATCGAGTGATGCTGAAGGTAACATAACAATTAATGCAAGTGGTGGCGGAAGTTATGGCAACAGTGATGTTGACACACACTTAAACCAAAGTAATCCAACAAGTGGTTACGTTCTTTCTTGGAACGGCTCAGACTATGCTTGGGTAGATAACGCTACGGCTGTAAGTGTTGCTCTTAACGATATTTCAAACGTAACAGCACCAAGTCCAAGTACTAATGATTACTTAAAATGGAATGGAAGTGCATGGGTTAACGATGCTATTTCAGGAATTAGTATTAGTTCTCCAAGTGCAGGCGACATGGTTTATTACAATGGTACTGCTTGGACGGCAACACAAGGTCCAGTATACTATTACACAGTATCATCAAATGGATCAAGTGCATACAGATTTGCAGGACCAGGTGTTGGTGCATCGACAGATAATCCAAACCTAACATTATACAAAGGTGCTACATATGTCTTTAATAACACTACTGGTTCAGGACATCCATTTGCTATTAGAGTAAGCAGTGGTGGTGCTTCATTTACAGAAGGTGTTAGTGGATCAACAACAGGAACACAAACATTTACAGTACCACATGAACCAAGTGATACAACATTGGTATATCAGTGTACTATTCACGGGGGCATGGTAGGTAACTTAACGATAGTTTAGAGGAACATAGACCATGGCTGAAAAAGAATATATTGTTTCATTACATAAGGGTGCTGATAAAAATCTAATCCTGTCTGACTTAAACAGAGATACAACTAGTGATAGTGCTATCGATAGTGCTATTGTTCCAGATAGAACTGTTAGTATTACAGATCAAAGATCTTCTAGTAAGAGAATGTTTCATGTTACACTTACAGAAGATGAAGCTCAATCATTATTAAATCATCCAGACGTTGGCGGTGTTAATGAACCTTTAGAATGGGACGATGATTGGCTAGACTACGAACAAGAAGCAAACTGGACAAGAGATAATTCAAGTACTATAAGAACTAACTGGGGATTACGTAGACACATAGTAGAATCAAACCCGTGGGGTACTGGTTCACAAAACGCTGACCTAGATGGCGTTTACCCATATCATTTAGATGGTACTGGTATTGACTACATACACCAAGAAAGTAAATTTAGATTTGACCATGAACAATGGCAAGACAAAGATGGCAATAGCCGTTTACAAGAATTCCAATGGAACACACTTCCAAACATGGGTAGTATTCCTACTATTGATTATTCAAATGTATCAGGATCAAGTTACCACGCAACGCATTGTGCAGGAATTGCTGTTGGTAAAGATTATGGCTGGGCTAAAAATGCAAACATTTATTGCTTACCTATGGACATTGTAAATAGTGCATTATGGTTTGATGCTATTAAAGAATTTCACAAAGCAAAAACACCCGACCCTGTAACAGGAGTTGTGCGTCCAACTGTAGTTGGTGCTAGTTGGGGATATAAAGCATACTTCACAAGTATGACTGCTATTCAGTTTAGAGGAGCAAACGTTGGTACTGTTAAAAGTTCGCAGTACGGAATGATTGGAGATGGTATTAACAGATTTAATGCTAACTTATATAACTTAAATGCTGAAGTTGAAGAAATGCAAGATGAAGGTGTACACTATATGAAAAGTGCCGGTAACCAAGGACAAAAACTTTGTTACGAAGGCGATATAGACTACGATAATTATATCTTGCGTAGTGTTTCAACAGGTGGTATTTCGTCGGGTAACCCGATATACTATAACAGAGGTGCAGGTAATATTGGTCCTGAAACTATTGTTGTAGGTAATATTGATAGTGCATTATATTCAAACTCAGAAGCGTGTGCTACATCAAGTGATAAAGGTCCACGTGTTGATGTATACACAGCAGGTACTGACATTGTTAGTGCTACAAATACAAATTCAACAGCAGTTGCAAACTATTCAGGAACAAGTATGTCAACACCACAAGTATCCGGAATGAGTTGTTTAGTTTTACAAGTTAATCCAGGTTGGTCTCCAGCACAGTTACGTAAGTGGTGGCAAGACAATGCACTTAAAGAAGGTTTATATCAAGGATCAACAGACGAAAATGATGCTACTACATTCTTTGCAAACAACAGAAATTTAATGAGCCCAGATGCAACATCTAATAGAATTGCACAGTTTCCGTTTGCGGCACATTTTGGCGTAACATATAAGGACGGAGCATAGTATGGCTGAATATATTGTAGTTACAGAAAAAGGTATAGACGTTGCAGTAGTTGATACTGATTTACAAAGAGATACATCAACTGATGATTCTGTTAACAGTAGTCTTGTACCTGATAGAATTGTACCAGTAGTTAATGCTAGGCCTGCTAATAACAGAATGACGCATTATGATCTTACTGACGAAGAAGCCGCGGCATTATCAAATGATCCAAGAGTGCTATCAGTAGCAGGTGTTCCAGACAAAGAAACACAAGAACTGTATGCTACACAAAATGCAGAATTTCAAAGAAGTTTTACAAACGGTTCAAATAGTGTTAACTGGGGATTAGATAGACATACTGATCCAGACTTAACTTACAATTCATCAAGCACACGTACAGCTGATTATAATTATACACTAGACGGAACAGGTATTGACATGGTTATTCAAGACGATGGTGTACAAGTTGATCATCCTGAATGGGAAGATGCAAACGGAGTAAGTAGATTTCAACAAGTTGATTGGTATGAACTAACAGGATTAGCAGGAACAATGCCTAGTAGCTTTTATGCTAACACATCAAATGATACAAATGCCGCAGGTGCTCATGGAAGTCATTGTGCAGGAATTGCCGCAGGTAAAACATACGGTTGGGCAAAGAATGCAAAAATTTATTCAATGAGAATCTTTGGTGGAAGTAATCATAGTATCGATACTGATCGTTATGATTTAATTAGATTATTCCACGAACAAAAACCAGTTGATCCAGATACAGGATTTAAACGTCCTACTATTGTAAATCAAAGTTGGGGGTATAGTTGGTATTATAGAAATGGTTCTTTTGGTTCTGCACAAGTACAATCAATTTTTTATAGAGGCGTTGATCAAAGTATTGCGGCACAGCAATGGACAAGTGGAACATTTTCACAATACGGTGCAGTAGCAAGTAGACATCCAATGTCATACACACCAGCTGATGTTGAACAAGAACAATTAACTGATGCAGGAGTAATATGTGTCAAAGCCGCAGGCAATGGATATCATCCATGTGCTGGTTCTTCCGCAGGAGAATATGCTGATACAATATATGACAGTTACTATACACTTAATGAAACATGGGCTAGTTATATTACTGCTGGTAATCCTATATACTATAATAGACCAAGTAGTCCACATTCATTAGACACAATATGGGTTGGCAACATGGCGGCTGATCAATATGGTTCAGAAGAATTTTTAAGAGAAGATAGTGAGCGTGGTGCTAGACTAGATATCAATGCCGCAGGTGAACAAATTACAAGTGTTACAAGTGGTGCATCTACATACAGTACTAAACAAGCATACCCAGGTAATAGCAGTTATTATATTGCAAGAATTAGTGGAACAAGTATGGCGGCTCCGCAAGTAACAGGAATGGGTGCTTTATGGTTACAAGCAAACCCAGGTGGTTCAGCGGCGGACTTTAAGAAGTTCTTAGCAAATAGTTCAAAAGAAGATTTATATGATAGCGGAAACGCTGACAGTTTTAATGCTAGTAATAACATTCCTAGATTATATGGTGGTACACGTAAAGTAGCGTACTGGCCTTATAATAGTCCAAACAACGTTAGCTACAAAGGTACTAGCGGTAGTGGACAAGGATAAATACAATATAAGAGAGAGAAAATATGGCTTTACAAACAATTAACATTGGTACACTAGCAAACGACGGAACAGGTGATGATCTTCGTGAAGCGTTTATTAAGGTAAATCAAAACTTTGATGACTTAGATTTACGCTCCCCAGAAAGCACAACTGTTGCTAATATGGGTGCTGTGGGTGAAGGTTTATTTTCACAAAAAGTTGGAGCAGAAATCCAACTTAAAAAACTAGTACAAGGTTCTAATGTAACGCTAACAAGTACTCCACAAGGAGTTACGATTAACGCTACAGGCGGATTACAAGCATTAAGCGTAGTTTCAGACTCTGGAAGTGTAGTACTTGCAGATGGCGGAGCTCTTAACATATACGGTGGCGCAGGTACAACTACATCAGTAACAGGTAATGTTTTAACAATTGATTCAAATGCGGTAATATCAACAGATACTACTCCAGCATTAGGTGGTAACTTAGATGCCGCTGGTTTTAACATAAGCAATGTTGGAACTATTACAGCAAGTGATTTTAACGGACCTGTAACAGGTAACTTACAAGGCTTAGTATACGGAATTGATATTAGAAGTATTGAACCAAATACAGCAGGATTTGACTTTGGAACGCTAAGTAATGATGTAAGGGGTTTCAGTGACTGGCTACTTTACGAAACAGACATAGACTTTGGAGGATATATGACTCCTGATGCTAGAAATTTTGACGCAGGAGTGATAAGCTAATATGGCAACATTAACAATTACATCAAATGGATTACCTAATCCAGCACAATTTGGTAAAACGTTCGGCAACAATGCATTTGCACCTAGTTCGAACACGGCACAATCTCAAACTTATAACTATTCATTCACATTCAGAGGTGGAGAGAATACTGAAAACGCACAGCTAATTACTTCATTAGCACCATTAGGTATTATGTCAAATGGTGTTGTGTTTTACGGACCATCAGCAGGTATTGGCGTTGTACCCCCAGGGTTAGATGCTACAGCAGATGCACCATCAGTAGGCTTTGAATATAACGCACAACAATTTAGAACAAATTACGGAAGTGACGATGCAGGTGGATGGCCAGAAACAAATGGTCAATATCATTACATGTCAGCAATGTTCTTATTTTTACCAACAGGTTCAGCTGAAGCAACTGCGGGTTGGAATACAGACATGGTTGCTACAGAAGCAAGTCCAACTCCAACATATTACACAGGAAGTAACTTCAGTGGAGATCACTTTAGACATACAGATGGACACAGTAAGATTGTAGGTTATGCATTTGACGGTTATCCTATTTACGGTCCTTATGGCTATTCAGACTTTAATGATCCAGCTTCAGTAGTAACTAGAATGACTAGTTCATATCAATACTATAGCAGTGAACAACCAGGGCGTGGTTATTTGTATTCAGAAAAGAACGCAGGTGCGTTTGTTAATGATCATGAATATCAAATAGGTACAGGTACACTAGATGAATACAATGGTAGATTTGCAAAAACTCCAGAATATCCAGCAGGTACATATGCATACTATATGAGCGTAGATGCAAGTTTACAGCCCGTATATCCATACATTGTAGGTCCTAGCACTAAACAACAACGTGCATTCTAATAATAACATATCCGATAAATACTAGTAAGTTAAAGGATATGCAAAAATGGCAGTACCAAGTTGGACTCAAAAATCAGGTTATAATCTAGCAACTCTACAAGAAAGAGTTACAACATCGGTTTCATTACCGTTGGACCCAACTGTTGGCGGCAACAGTGGATTTAATCCTAGCAATCAAAGTTTAAGTTTTCCGGCGCAACCAGCGTTAGGTAATGCTAGTGACATTAGCATTAGTATTGACCATGTTGATACTTATGGTGCTAACGTGACTACATCATATCCATCACCAGCTATACGTGTTCCAACAATTCCAGGATTAACAGGTAAACTAATTCCTGTTGTTATTATATTACACCCACAAGGTAGTACAGGTGCTAATATGATTAACGATTGGCAAAACTATCTAGGAGACCATATTATTATTGCTCCAGATAAACCGTTAAATGATTGGAATGTAATCGACGAAGATACTAACAAATCTCCAGACATTGAAATGCTACGTCAACTAGTTGCTAAACTTAAACAGTTTTCAAATGTAGACGGTGGCGAAATTAAATTACTTGGTATTAACAATGGTGGACTATTAGTTAATCGTGCAATACTAGAATTAGACGTAGTTGGTATAAAAGATTACGCTACTATTAATGCTCCGTTGTTTAGTCCAATGTTTAGAAACGGAACTTTTTACTTTCCGTCATCAGAAGCAAATACAGGTAATGCCGCAGACGATTATAACACAAATACGTCTGTTAAACAAGCTAAAAGAATATTAACGATACAAAGTACTGATGGCGACACAGACGTTGCTACAACGAACGATATGATGCCCTACGTAGGAGGTTTTGTTGACCCGAGTACTAACGTAGCACCTAACTATAGTACAACACCAGTTACATGGTTAAGTGGACAAGAAACAGCATATCAATGGGCTAAGTCACAAGGCTATATTGGTGGACAAATACCAGATGTTGGTGGAACATTTTACGGACAATATAATACATATTATTATTCATACCTAGCAGGGCAAGTACTACACTACAAAACAAGTGGAAGTAGTGACTATGTAACAACTGAATTATGGTATAGAGATATTGTAAGAAGTTACTTTACATATACACCATCAATTCTAAAAGACATTTATCTAGCAGACGGATCACCAACTAGTATCAGCTTAAACACAGATGTTGTTACATTAATTAGTGGTGAGTTACCTCCTGGTATGAGATTAGAACAAAGTAAAATTGTTGGTACACCTTTTGAAGTATCACGTAACACCGAATTTAAATTTGTATTACGTGCAACCAATGACGATGGTTTAAGAGATAGAACATTTACAATAACTGTTGAAGGACCTGATGATCCTGTATGGGCAACATCAGAAGGACTATTACCATTAGGACGAGGAAGTGCTACATTTGTTTTAGATAGTAGTATTGTTGACTTTCAATTAGAAGCAATTGATGCTGATTTGCCTACAGGGCAAACACTTGAATATTTTATTGGTGACGATGATGGCGAATTACCTCCAGGATTACAATTAACATCAGACGGACGTTTAGTAGGAATTGTTGATCCTATTTTAGCAATAGATAAAAATGCAGGTAGTGGATTTTATGATGCATCACAGTTTGACTCATATGCGTTTGACTTTGGTTTAAGAAGTGCTAACGGATTTGAAAGTTATTACTATGACACAAAAGGATACGATGATGCTATCCTAACACAAAGTAGAAAAAAATTAAATCGCAGATATGCATTTGATGTAAGTGTAAGTGATGGCGATACAATTATTAAAAGAGCATTTGAAATATTTCTTGTAGGAGATGACTTCCTACGTGCTGATAACACAGTTATGCAAATTGGTACTGGTGTGTTTAAAGCAGACAACACTTATTTAAGAACACCTGTTTGGTTAACTCCAGCAGACTTAGGATTTAAACGTGCAAATAACTATGTAACAATTTACTTAGATGTGTTTGATCCACAAGCTGTACTAGGTGATTTGACATATACATTTGAAGCAACTAATCCTGACAACACTCCTAGTACACTTCCACCAGGAATGGTATTAGATATTACTACTGGTGAAATTGCAGGTCGTGTTCCATACCAACCAGCAGTTACAAAAGAATATAAATTTACAATTAATGCACAACGCTTTACAAGTATTGGGCAAGAACTAATTGCTGAAAAAAGAAAAACATTTACAGTTAAAATATTAGGTGAAGTTGAAAGTACAATTAAGTGGACAACAACATCAGACTTAGGCAGTATCAAAGCAAACTTTGTTAGTACGTTTTATGTAAATGCATTAACAAGTGTTACAGACAGTTCATTACTTTACACATTAGCAAGTGGTAGACTTCCACCAGGATTAAGTTTAAACTTTGATGGAGAGATTGTTGGTAAGGTTAGACAGTTTGCAACTAGTACAGGCGATGGTCTTTCAACTATTGATAATAATCAGTTTACACTTGACGGCGGTACTACAACTATAGATAGAAAGTTTATCTTTACAGTACAAGCAAGAGACCGTTTTGGATTTAGTTCAACAACTAGATCATTTAATATTATTGTAAAAGATCCTGACAACTTAACATATAGTAACTTATACGTTAAGCCGTTATTTAAAGAAACACAACGACAAATATACAAAAACTTTATTGGTGACAGTAACATCTTTACACCAAACAGCATTTATAGACCAAACGATACACAATTTGGATTACAAAAAGAAGTTAAGATGTTAGTATACGCTGGCATTGAAACTAAAGAAATTAAAGAGTATGTTGCGGCTTCTAGAAAAAATCATAAACGTAAAAGATTTAACTTTGGATCTTTGAAAACTGCTGAAGCTAAAAACAGTGGATCAAACACAGTACTATATGAAGTAATTTATGTAGAAGTAAAAGATCCGTTAGAAGCAACTAAAGGCAAAGTGTCTAAGTCAATAAGCATTGCTAATAAAAAGAAAATTACAGTTGATAGTGTTGAATATGAAACTCGTGATGATGCTAGTAAAGAAGGAGCAGGTGAAGCTGTTTTCCAAATTAGAAATAGTATTAATCAAATTATTAATGTTAGAGCATTTGGTAATGACTTAGAAATTATTACTAGAGCAGGTTCTGTTATATATGATGCAAACGGAACTATTGAAATTACAACTAGAAATGGTGCTACATTAAAAGCAGGACAAATTGCTACTACAAGTAGTGATCCGTTTAGATTTAGACCAACACATAATACAATTAAAGTAGACAGTGATGCTGTCCAAATTAGTAACCCAGCTGACCAAAAACGTTTCGTAAGTAACGTAACAAATATGCGTGAAAACATAGCAGACGCAGGTGTTACAGAAGGTAGTTTCTTACCAATTTGGATGTCAACTGCCCAAGGTACAGGTGTACAAGAACTAGGGTATGTAACAGCAGTACCGTTATGCTACTGTAAACCAGGAACAGCGGCACAAATTTTATTAAATATAACTAATAGTGGGTTCGATTTTAAGAATTTAGACTTTGAAATTGATAGATACATTGTTGATGCTACAACAGGCAACAGCGATGAGCAGTATATTGCTTTCGGAAACTATCAATATAATGTTTAACACGGATAAATACATACACTAGAGAGGAACAAATATGGCAAGTAATATTGATAACACGAGTATTGATTCGACATTTCCGGTAGCTGGACAAGACAACGACAGCCAAGGATTTAGAAATAACTTCAATACTATTAAGAACAATTTCACAGCCGCGAAGAATGAAATTGAAGATTTGCAGACAAATACTGCAAAATTAAATGCGGCTAACAACTTTCTAGGTAACGATGTAAGTGGAGCAAACCTAATTGCTAACACAGAGAAACATTACCCAGGTGGTACTGTTACAGGTCCAACAAACGTAAGTTTTACTAATGGTAACTTCCAAACGTTTACTATTGGATCTAACACACTTACACTAACGTTCACTGATTGGTCTACTGCTAACAAAGTTGGTAAGATTAGACTAATGCTTTTGGATACGCTAGGAGACAGTACAGCACGTACAGTTTCATTTGCTACAGAAAACGGAACTATTAAGTATGGTACAAACGGAGACAATCCTTTTCCATCACCGTTTATTGTAAACAGCAACAGTGATCCAGTTTGCGTTGACGTATGGACTTATGACGGTGGAATAACAGTCTACGCACAGTACGTCGGTCAATTCTCATAAGGTATTAAATAATGGATCATCCACTACTATCAGATCTCTCGTCTTTAACAGACGAAGAAATATCAGAAAAGGTTAATAGCCTAACTCAAAAGTGGTTCCAAACTAGAAATCCCGAAGCTCAGTATCAAATCCAAACTATGTTAGATACATATAAATTAGAAATGATTGACAGATCGAGCAAATCAAAACCAGAAGATGGCAATAAAGATCTTGACAATCTTATCAACATAAGTTAAAATAAGTGTATGCTTATGAAAACTGATGACTTGGGTATCCCCAGATTTACAAACAAAGACTTAATTGATATGATCTATACAGGACATATCGACAAGTGTCATATTGTTCTTTGTGATCCAAGTGATGATATTGATAAGTTTAATACATTAGCACAGGATAACGGATTAGCAGGACTTAATACCTATATACCGTTAGATGTTGATAAAGAAGAATTTGATGAAACACTCCAAACAGACTGGTTTATGCCTGAAAAGTATAAAACTATGGACATTTATAATTACGTATTAGATAAGTGTCCTAACGATACTGCTAAAATGGCTAGAACTTGTGAAGAACTAACAGAGTACGATAGACGTAATATGTTTGACTTATTAAAGTATATGGTATATTTGGTAGACTTTATGCGTGAAAACGATATTGTATGGGGAGTGGGTAGAGGTAGTAGTGTATCCAGCTATGTACTATACTTAATTGGTGTACATAAAGTAGATTCCGTCCAGTTTGACCTAGACTACCATGAGTTCATGAGATAAATACGTATATAACCAGGAGAATATAATTATGGCAATGAAGCAAACAGGTCGTAAAGTTTACAAAAGTATGCAAGGTAAGTCCGTTGATATGGATCTACTACGCCAACGTAATGAACTTACACCAGCAGTAGGAAATGCTAGAGTTAATGCACGTGGTGACGAATTAGGTCCAGGTGGACAAATTGTTCGTAAGCGTGATGAAATTCTAGACGAGTATTACAAAGATCACCCTCAAGCAGTTGCAGACGAAGTAGCAGGAACACAACCGGTACAAGAGCCAGTTGCAGAACCTGTAGCGGAAGTTAAAGAAACTGTTAAAGCTACACCAAAAAAAGCAGTAAAAGCTACTCCTTCTAAAATAGAAGCAGAGATGGCGGCTATTGATGAAGAAGCAGACGAAACAGGTACAGCGTGGGTAGAAGACGCTGATGGTAATTTTGTGAAAAAAGGTGACTAATGGAACTTAATACTACTATGATGGGCCAAGGCCCTAAGATGAAGACAAAAGTATCTGGCAGAGTGCGTCCAATACATGACGGAGTACTTGCAATGGATATGGAATTTGGCGAACGTACTACTAAAGGTGGTATTATTTTGTCAAGTGACGACGGCAAAGAAAGAGGCATCCGTCCAAGATGGTGTCAAATCTATGCAATCGGACACGAAAATAAAGACCCTTACGAAGTCGGCGATTGGATCTATGTAGAACATGGTCGTTGGAGTAGAGGCTTTATTACTGATGACCCAGAGCATGGTGAAGTTGAACTTAGACTTATTGATGTCAATGGCATTATGCTTACAAGTAAAGACAAACCCGATGATGACGGTATGGGTACTGAAACAGACCTTTCACAACCTAGTATTGACCCAAGCGAATTCGTTCGTGCATAACACCCTATAAAAGAAAGAGGATTATCTTATGGCTGAGATTGACTTAAACAAATACAAAGAATTTGTTGACGCAGTTACTTCCGATGAAAGCTCAAAGAATGACGACTTTACAAGTCATTGGGCACAACTAAACTATTCCCCAGAAGTTAATATGCCAAGACTATTAACTGCCTCTATGGGACTAGGAGCCGAAGCAGGCGAATTTACCGAAATTATTAAAAAAATTATGTTCCAAGGTAAGCCTTTAGACAAGGATAACATTTGGCACATGCAACGTGAACTAGGTGATATCATGTGGTATTGGATGCAAGGATGTATGGCATTAGACATTGATCCTAACGAAGTCATTCAAATGAATATTGATAAACTTAAAGCACGTTATCCTGGTGGTGAATTTGATGCACATTATTCCGAAAACAGAGTCAAGGGCGATTTGTAAAAAAGAGCTTGACTTTTCAGTAAAGATAGTTTATAATTAACTTATGAACTATGATCTTGATAAAATAATAGTACTTGACGATGTGGTGCCACAATGGTTACATGACCAAGCCATAAGTCAAGTACTAAACACTCCAGTTAGTTACGGACACAGAGGATTAGGGCCTGATCAAGGTCACCCAATCTTTAGTCAACAATACACTCACGAACAAGTGGATAAAGCACCGTGGACTTTGAAAGCAGTTTGGCACGCTTTTGAACATCATAAACATATGATTGATGAAGATGTTGGCGATATACAATTAAATCAAATACAAATTAATCTTACTACAAAAGAACACACAGGAGCATTACACGTTGACAGTGGTGATGACGTACCTGCATACACAATGGTGTATCTTGTTCAAGGAGATACAGGTATGGACTTTTGGGATAACAATCCTGATCGTGGTGGAAAGAAGATTGACGAAGTAGAATACAAAGAAGGTAGATTAATAGTCTTTCCAAGTCGTTATATTCATAGAGGTATACCTACTAACAAAGTAAGTCCTCGTGTTACTGCTGGTTATGTGTTTAGTGGTAAGAGTACACAGTTTGCTAGAGACCGTAATATTGTATTACCTATATTTAAAAAGGAACAAGAGAACTTTGCCTACCATAGATAAAAATAATATTTTAGTATTTGATGATTTAGTTCCAGACTATCTAATGAATCAAATGGATTCTAGTATTCCACATATGCCTTTGCGTTTTGGTCATAGAGGACTAGGACGTGACGAAGGTTATACTACGTTTAGCGAACAATGGACACGTGAAGTACAACAAGGTGCAACTGTAGAACATACAAATTTTTTAGTCGACATGCCATGGGAGTTTAAAACGTTCTGGTGTGTAGTTAATAGCTTTCGAGAAACACTCTTTAAAAATATACATCAAGGATTACAATTAAATCAAGTACAAGTCAATCTTACTACAAAAGAACACGTAGGAGGGCTACATACAGATGCACCCGACGACACGGCACAGTTAGAAATGCCTGGTTGGTTACCTTCGCATACATTAGTATACTTTATGGAAGGCGATAGCGGGTTAGATTTTTGTGAATACGATAGTGTAAACTTTGAGGTAAAAACTGTGGAACACATTGAATGGAAAAAAGGACGTTGTGTAGTATTTCCAAGCAGTTATCCACATAAAGGATTAGCACCTATAAACGTAAGCCCACGTATTACAGTAGGATTTATTTTTAACGGACTTCCGTTACAACGACAAGAGGACAAACAATGACAATAGGTATTACATTTAGTAGTTTTGATTTGTTCCATAGTGGACATGTTGCTATGCTCAAAGAAGCAAGTGAAAATTGTAACTATTTGATTGTAGGATTACAAACAGATCCAACTATTGATAGACCAGAAAAGAATAAACCTATACAAAGTGTATTTGAACGATATGTCCAATTAAAAGGTTGTAGTTATATTGATGAAATTATTCCGTATGCTACAGAACAAGATCTAAAGGATATACTGTTAACTTACACATTGAACCGTAGATTTATTGGTGAAGAATACCGTGATAAAGAGTTCACAGGTAAGCAGATTTGTGTTGACAAAGGCATAGAATTGTATTATAATAAAAGACAACACTCATTTAGTACATCTAATTTGAGAAAACGAATAAGCGAGGCACAGACATGAAGGAACTTTGGGTAGAAAAATATCGTCCTAAGACAGTAGACGGTTATGTGTTCAGAGATGAACATCAAAAGAAACAAGTACAAACGTGGATTAAAGATAAAACTATTCCGCATTTGTTATTCAGTGGTAATGCTGGTATTGGTAAAACAACACTTGCTAAACTATTATTCAACGAATTAGATCTAAATGATTTAGACATATTAGAAATTAACGCAAGTAGAACAAACTCCGTAGAAGATGTACGTGCTAAGATTGTAAACTTTGTACAGATGATTCCATTTGGTGACTTTAAGGTTGTACTACTTGATGAGGCTGATTACTTGAGCCCGAACGCACAAGCGGCACTACGTGGTGTGATGGAAGAGTATCATACTACTGCAAGGTTTATTTTAACTTGTAACTATCCTAACAGAATTATTCCTGCACTACACAGTAGATGTCAGGGCTTTCATATTGCAAAAGTTGATCAAACAGAGTTTACTGCTCGTGTTGCAGAGATTTTAATTACAGAAGGCGTACAACCTGACTTAGATACACTTGACACATATGTAAAAGCAACGTATCCAGACTTACGTAAATGTATTAATACAGTACAAATGAACAGTACAGAAGGTGTACTAGTCAAACCTAATGAAGCTGACAAGACAGAAGCTGATTGGAAACTTGATATGGTGCAACTATTTAAACAAGGCAAGATTACAGAAGCACGTAAACTTGTTTGTGCAAGTGCTAGAGCTGAAGAGATGGAAGATATCTATCGTTGGCTTTATGACAACATTGAATTGTTTGGTGACCCTGACCAACAGGACAAAGCTATTATGATTATTAAACAAGGCTTAGTAGATCATACATTAGTTGTAGATCCAGAAATTAACTTAGCCGCTACATTGATTAAACTTGGTAAAGTATAATGAAAATCCGATACTACAGGCAAATAGACGGGCCAAGGTGGATAGGATTTGCACTAGCGATTGTAGCCGCTTTTATTCTTTCGGAAGCAAACCCCGAAACACAATGGATAGGTTGGGCTTTGGCCTCGTGTAGTTGTGTTATGTGGGTATACTTTGGGATAAAGGACAAAGACACACCTAGAGCATTGATGGAAGGTATGTACTTGTTATTATCTTTACGTGCAATATGGAACTGGGTGGTATAGTATGAGTTATTTGGTTAATGATAATTGTGTTAATTGTAAGCATATGACATGTGTAGAAGTATGTCCTGTGGACTGTTTTTACGAAGGCGAGAATATGCTTGTTATTAACCCAGATGAATGTATAGACTGCGGTGTATGTGAACCAGAGTGCCCTGTAGATGCTATTATTACTGAGGATCAGGACGATGGAACTTGGTTTAAGATCAACGCTAAGTACAGTTATGAATGGCCCAACATTACAAAGGTCAGAGAAGAAGATGTTTTAGCGGATAAGATACCGGTTATTGATGTTATGTCAACTAAGCCGGGTAAAGGAGATTAATAATGGCAATAACAAAAATGAGAGCAAGTCATATATTGCTATCTTATAGAGGTGCAGAGAATTCTACGCATGGCAGAGGCATTGGTGAAGCAATGCAAGAAGGTGAACGTATTATTAAACAACTACATGAAGGAGGTGTTTCTTTTGATCAAATGGCAAAAGAGAATTCTGCATGTCCAAGTAAAAACAATGGCGGAGACCTAGGTTGGTTTGAACCAACTGATATGGTATTAGAATTTAGTACAGCATGTGCGGCAATTCCAAAAGGTGATTTAGGTCCACATCCTTTTGTAACAAAGTTTGGTGTCCATGTTATATGGAGAACAGGTTAGTAATGACTGTTAAACAGACTAAAGAACAACAAGCAAATATGCAATCAGACGCAATAGAAATGGCTGGTTGGAAACGTGTTAAAAAAGACTTTCCGGGTAATCTTATACAAGTTAGTATGCTAGAACGTGAAATTGAATATGCAAAATCCTGTTTACGTGAACACGATACAGGTCACATACACACAGCCATTAGTTGGCTAGAACATAGAATAGAGGAATTAAAGAATGAACGTTAAATTAGTATCTTACTCAAAGGCAACAGATGATTTTTCAGCTGAAGGCGTTGACAATTTACAAGAACTAATAGCATTTTGTGCCAAGGTAAGTAACCCTGCGGCACAGATTAACAACGAAACCAGTGAACGTTTAATTAAATATTTGATTAAACATCAACATTGGTCACCTTTAGAGATGGTCAATGCTTGTTTAGAAATTAAAACTACACGTGATATTGCACATCAAATTGTAAGACATAGAAGTTTTAGTTTTCAAGAGTTTAGTCAGCGTTATGCTAAGCCAGATGAACAAGGCGACATGTTTGAATATAGTGAAGCACGTTTACAGGATACAAAGAATAGACAAAACAGTATTGAGACCGACGACACAAACTTAGCTATTTGGTGGGACGCACAACAAAAGTATATTGCCGAAGCATCTAAGGTTGTTTATGACAATGCTATTGAAAAAGGTATTGCTAAAGAACAAGCACGTAAGATATTACCTGAAGGTATTACTAAAACAACATTATACATGAACGGTACTCTACGTAGTTGGTTACATTACATTGATTTACGTGGTGCTAATGGTACACAAAAAGAACATATGGAAATTGCTCATGCATGTGCAAAAGTAATTGCAGAGATATTTCCTTTAATGGAAACAATTAATGACTAAACCAGAACCTGTAATATTTTTTGAAACTGAGAGATGGGCTGTACGTAAACATGCACCTATCGAACCAGCTGGTAAATTTAAACCAGATGTATGGAAGAGAATGCCTGCCTATGTGAATAAACAAAAGCATAAAGCAGACAGTGATCAAACTGTAAAAGGTTGTCCAGGTATCAAAGATTTTATGGAAACAGGGTTTGTTATTCCTGCTTGGTGTGATATGGAAATTACTCCTAGCGAATGCGGTAACTTTGTAAACACACGTTATAGTGATTCTAGTTACAATGATGCACATCATCCACCAGATCAAGTAAGTGTTCCGGGTGCAGAAATATTAACCAAGTTTGGTGTAAGAGCCTCAGTTAAATTAGACTGTCCTTGGAAGATATGGAGTAAGCCTAACTGGAGTGTACTGTATCAACCTATGTTTTATCATGAAGATAGGAACTACGAAGCAATACCTGGTATTATTGACCATGACTTAGGTGCTTTGATTAGTCCAGTTAATATTATGTTAAAAGAGATTAAGCCCACTTTCATAAAAATGGGTGAACCTTTAGTGCAACTGATCCCAATTAAAAGAGAAACAGTTGTCGCTCGTTCAGGTGACCTGAGCGAAACAAGTGTTAATAGACACAATGCTATTATAGGACTACAAAATATAATCTTTAATACATGGTCTAAATGGCAACACGCTAAGAAGACCTATATCGTCGATAAAAACGATACAGATCTTCCAGGTGATAATTAATTACTCATCGCCGTAAACAGCTAGTACTTCTTTAACTGCATCATGCCTTTCAATATCATGGGTTTGGAATCTGACTATGTCAATGTGTGATGTTTCTCTATGTTTTTCTAACGATTTAATAAAATCAATCAAACCGTTATTACTCAACTTATCAGCTTGAGCTAAATCGCCTGTTACTACCATCTGTGATCTCTCACCGATACGTGTTAATAACATTTTCATTTGGTTTGGCGTTGCGTTTTGCATCTCGTCCGCAACAATTATTGATCTTTTAAACGTTCGACCCCTCATATAAGCTAAAGGTGAAATTTCAATAACACCATCGTACATCATACCTTCAAGTTCTTTAGCACTAAAGTACTCTTTAAAAACATCAAAGATAGGTCTTGTCCATGGAGCCATTTTCTCTTCCATTGTTCCTGGTAAAAAACCAAGATCTTCGTCAGCTGAAACAGCAGGTCTAGTAACAACAATTTTGTCAATCTTCTTTTCCTTGAATAACTTAATAGCCACCTGGACCGCTAGTAGGGTCTTACCGGTTCCCGCAGGACCAACACCGAAGACTATGTCTTTCTTCGGGTCCAACAGTTTTAGCATATATGTTTCTTGGTTTTTATTTCTTGGAAGTATGTTGATTTGTTTTGGTTGTTGTTTTGAAAAGCTAATAACGTTGTTATCAGCCGGGATTTTATGAGCTCTTGCTCGTCTTTTAGCACCCATTAAGTTCCTCCTTCATGAGTTAATATAAAGACAGTCACTGTAGATTCACAGTACTACTGCCCTACAAAAATATTTACCTCTGTACACACAAGACAAATCTGCGTAGTTATAGATCGTATCCGGATAAATAAGTGTATAAGAATAGGTGAAAACAACATGCGTGATGTATTAGATATTATTACAAACATTGAAAGTATATACGAAAGTGATACTGCTTTAAGTGTTTTAAAAGACTTTGAACGTGTATTAGACGAATTAGATCTATATGTGTATGCTAACTGGGAAGATGGCGAGTTAGTTGAGGGTCCTAAAATAGAAAGACATTGGGTTAAGGCTTCATTTATGTGGCCTAAGGACAAAATGCCTGATCCAGCAGGTGGTAAAAGACTGCTAGATTATGACTGTTATGTTTCGTATGAAAAAACAGCTATTTTAAAACCACGAAAAATTAAAGAACCAGACGATATTCGTCCAGGTACTAAGAAGGGCAAACTAGATAGAGAACCAGTTTGGGTAGTAACTATTAAAATGCCGAAAGAACTTATATTAAATATCTATAGCGGATACAAAGAGCAGTTAGACTTCACTAAAGAACCAGCTGTTGCATCAACTCAACCAGCAGTTGACGATGTTGCACAAGAAGGTGAAACAGCCGCAGTTGAAGGCGGAGCAGTTTAATGGGATTAATAGCTGGAGATCTAAACGACTTAGTATTACCTATATTTGAAATTGACAGTTTCAAATCAAAGATGGGTGATGACAAAGATATTGTAGTATGTAGCTTTAGTTGTATGTCTGAAGCACCTGCAAAAGACTTAATGAACTTCTTTGAAAAAGGATATTCATATGTACTTGATGCAGATGTTACTTCAGGAGAACAAACTGATGGTACCTACAAAGTATTTGTAGAAATTGAACGCCACAAAGATGTTCCAAGTCAAATAATAGAAATGTTAGATGGTGTTGGTAAGTTAGCTAATATAGATAAATTCAAATTTCGTTATTACAAAAGTTTCAAAAGTCAAGAAGCACAAATGGAAAACATTTCAGCAACAGTTCCATTAGACAAGAGTGCATATGAAATCAAAGTAAACGAAAACAACATGGACAACTACAAGAACTTCTTTAATAAGAGTTACCTTGATAGTATAGACTTAAAAGAAGATAAAATTAAGTTTAGTAAGATATGGGCTGACACACTTACTTACAATGTTGTTGATTTTGGTAAAAGTAGTCACATAGAAACTACAATCACTGAAAAATATGATGTCAATTCTTTCGCAGAAATAATTTTCCTTACTAAATATATTGGAGACTACAATATATCCAAGTATGGAGATAATTTACTAATCGAAAATAATGGTTATACTGTTGTCCTAAAAAAATAGGAAACCATAAAATGCAAGAAAATTACGATAAGTGTTTAGAGACAATTTTACACCACGAAGGTGGATATGTAAATCACCCTAGCGACCCAGGTGGGGAAACAAATATGGGTGTTACTAAAAAAGTTTATGTAGCGTTCGGCGGAACTAAGGATATGAAAGACTTAGAATTCGACGATGTTGCACCTATCTACAGAAAAAACTACTGGGATAGAATGAAGTGCGATAACGTACCAGCAGGGTTAGACCTATGTTTATTTGACTTTGGTGTTAACGCAGGTACAGGTAGAAGTGCTAAATTTTTACAACGTATGATTGGAACTACTGCTGATGGCGGTATTGGACCAAACACACTTAAAAAATTAGCTGACTACATTGATACGCATGGACTTGAAGAAACCATTAAAGAGTTCCAAGAAGATCGTCAAGACTATTATGAAAAACTATCTACGTTTAAAACGTTTGGTAGAGGTTGGACACGTAGAGTAGACGAAACAACGGAACTTGCATTGTCAATGGTATGAGCCAGTACTGCCAAAACTGCGGAAGACAGCACGAAGGTAGACTAATTGAAACGTTTACAGACGGTGATAACAAACCAGTACAAGTTATCGTCTGTGAACAACATAGATATGAGGTGAAAGATGATAGGGTCGATTAAAATTGCAATAGTAATTATTATGATGGCCGGTGCCGGTGGCGGTGTTATGTATGTAAAAACACTAAAGTCTGACTTGGCTACATCAGAAGCAAACAATTTAAAGTTAGAACAAAGCGTTGAGGATCAAAAGGCAGTAATTGCACAAGCACAAGCTGACTTTGAATCACAAAAGAAAATTACAGCTAACTTAGATGCACAAAACAAAGCACTACAAGCCGAGTTTCAAGCATTAGATAAACGCTTTAATAAAATTAACGGTCGAGGTGAAGTACGTGACATTGGCAAACTTGCAGATGAACGTCCTAAATCAGTTGAACGTGTTATTAACGGTGCGACAGTAAAGGCAATGAGATGTGTAGAAATTGCTATGGGGTCGCCATTAACGGAGAAAGAGAAAAATGCTACTAAAAAGTCTGAAATCAACTCAGAGTGTCCTAGTATTGCTAATCCTAAGTACGTTCCTTATTAGTGGATGTAGTTCTGTTAAGCAACTAGAGATTTTTAAAACAGAAGTTCCTAGAGAACCTCTTGCGTTGCCTGAACCGTTAACTCCAAAACTAGAAGAACTCAAATGGACTATCATTACTAGCGAAAACGCTGATGAAGTATTTGAAAAACTTAAAGCGGGTGGAGTAGATCCTGTGTTATTTGGATTAACAGATGACGGCTACGAAGCTCTAAGTAAAAACTTTGCACAAATACGTGCATACATGCTACAGCAAGACGAAATTATTAAATCTTATAAAGAGTATTACGAGTCTACAGACAAGAGTAAACCTAAGAAGTAATGCGTTTATGGACAGTCTTGTTGTTGGTTGTCCTACTGACCTCCTGTGCTAAAAATAAATGTTCTGTCCGTCCTGGTGCAGACGTTGATATTGATTCCCTTACAAAAGAAGGTATTGTAGTATCGCCCAAAGGCGAGATGACTTGTTCCTTCTGATAAATACTAACATAATACACAGGATTACACTATGATTGAAATGATAGAACGCATGGCTAGTGATAGACTATGGATATATACCGCACTTGCCGGCAGTATATTTGGGGCATTATTCATTGCATACATGAGAGATACACGTATTGCACTATGGGTATTCGGCAAATGGGACACACTTTTAGACAGTTTACGAGATCGCTTTGGTTGGACATGGTTTAACCAAGATCCAGATGCGTGGAAAAAGGTAAACCCAAACATTGCTCGTAAGATTGACGAGCTTGAATCACGTATAAAAACTTTAGAAACTAAAAGGAAGAAATAATGTCAGCACAGGATGATAAGAACAGAGCAGAAGCCCAGAAGCGTGATGCTCAAAATCAAATAAACCAACATAACTCAGAAAAAGCTAAAGCAGAAAATCAAAAGAAATCTGCACAACAAGAAGCAAACACAGCAAACACAAACAAAACACACGCACAAGAAGAACAAAAGACTGCACAACAGCAACAACAGGCGGCTGAAGCGGCACATGATCAAGCAATTAAAGATCATGACGATGCTCTTGCAAAACAAAAAGAAGCAGATGATAATTATGCGGCGGCACAGGCACAAGTTGCACAAGCTGAAGCAATGGTACAAGATGTATCAAGACCACAATACTCAATTCAAGTTGCTGACCACGCTGAAACATCAGTTGGTGAAACAGTAGGCGACGAACATGCAGGTGCTAGTTATGAAGCTGGTGCAAGTGCAAGTTATGACGCAAGTGCAAGTGCAGGTTATGAAGTAACTGACCACAGCGTTGCAGTTGGTGCTGAAGCAAGTGTACACGCAGAAGCAAGTGCAAATGCAGGTGCTGAAGCTCACGCTGAACAAGAAATTGTTCCAGGTGTAGATGCACACGCTGACGCAAGTGCTGAAGCAGAAGGTAAAGTAAGTGCAGATGCAGAAGCACACGCAAAAGCAAGTGGCGGTTGGGACGGCAGTGATGCAACAGCGGCGGCAACAGTAGGTGCAAGTGCAAGTGCAGATGCAACAGCAACAGGATCAGTAGATGGTAGTGTTGGTGTTGATACACCCTTAGGTGATGTTAGTGTTGATGCAGGTGCAGAAGGTACAGCAGGTGCTCACGCTGAAGCATATGCAGAAGCAGGTGGACATGCAAGTGTTGGAGAACATGGAGTTGACGTAGGCGGTGGTGCTATTGCAGGTGCTAACGTTGGAGTTGATGCTGAAGGTTCAGCACACATAGGCGGCGCTGAAGTAAGTGGCGGTGCTGGTGCAAGTATTGGCGGACAAATTGGTGCTCAAGGTTCTGCACACGCTACATACGAAGATGATACAATCTCGTTTGGTATTGATGGACAAGCGGCTTTGCTAGTTGGACTAGATGTTGATGTGAATGTTGACATTGATATTGGACCACTAGTAGACGGTGCTAACGCTATTCTAAATGCAGGTGGAACAATGGACGAAGCATTGAACCATGTAACTGATGGAATTGATCAAGCACAAGCAGAAGCAATGAAAGTTGCAAACCAAGCACAAGCGGTTGCTAAACAAGGCGAAAAAGTTGCAAAACAAACTGTAGATGCATGTAACTCGGCAGTAAGTGCTACCGAAGATGCAATTAACCAAACTGGTCAAGCAATGACTGATGCGGCTAATGCAGTTGCACATTGGGGTAACGAAGTAGGTAAGTGGACTACAAGCGTATTTAATGCTAATAACGCTGTTAAAGCGGCTAACAGCACTATTAACGCATGTAACAGCGCCATTAATGCATGTAACAACACTATTAATCAAGCAAATAATGCCATTAATAGTGCAACAAAAGCTATCAATGATGCGGCTAATGCAGTTTCTAATACAGCTAAAAAGGGTTGGAAGAGTGTTAAGAAATTCTTTTCAGACTCACGCTTAAAAGAAAATGTTGAATTTGCAGGCAAAGTCAACGGTATTAACACTTACACATATAATTATGTGTGGAATAATGCAGTACAAACAGGTGTAATGGCACAAGAGCTATTAGAAACTAAGTATGCAGATGCAGTTGATACACACCCATCAGGGTATTATACAGTTAACTACAGTAAGTTACCTACTATAAACTAAGAAAAAACTAGAAAGGTTGTTCGATTTATTTTGGACAACCTTTCCTTTTGACTGATAAATAGTACAGTAGGAGAAATAAAATGAACCCTTTTGATCAATTTGGAATGGATCTAACAGATGTGTTAGCCCCATGGATAGCGATACTAATTAGTATCTCAGCGGCCTTTTGGTTTAAGGACTTTGCACATAATTTAATGAGCGGACTAAAGTTCAAAATGAATCCTGCGTTTAATGAAGGCGATCATATTATACTAGATGACACTGATGCTATCATAGTTAAAATAGGGTTGCGTGAAAGTGTGTTTGGAGTTTACGGTGATCGTGGTTATACTTGGAGATATATTCCAAATGATCGTATTAAGTTTCACAAGTTAGAAAAAGTTATCAATAAAAATCTACACTTGGATTCTGAGGCTGAAAAAGGTAGACGCTTACAAGAAATGATTGATCAAGCACAGAGTGCTCAGATTAAGAATAACAAAGATAACATAGAGAAAATTAAAAATGGAAAAAGAGATTAAAGAAATCAAAACTGATACTGAAGTGAAAGAAGATACTGCGGTAAAGAAAGTTAAATTCGAACTAGAAGTAGATACTAATGTAGTTGATAGTGGTAAGAACCCTTATATGCATCTTATCTTTTTAGCAAGGGCTGTAGATGCATGGAGAATTTTTCCAAGAATCTTTTTATCAGTTTACATCTACTTACTGTATGATGTTACAACATGGTTTATGAACTTACCAGAACCTAACTTAGAGCAATCGGGTTTGGTTAGTATTGTCGTTGGTGCAGGGGCGGCTTGGTTTGGTTTATATGCAGGTACTTCTAAGAAGAATCCAGACAAATAGAGCTTGACAACAGCCTAAGATAAGTATATAATACTACTATGGATTATTACGAACTTTTAGGCGTTCCAAGAAACGCTACAGAATCAGATCTTAAGAAAGCATACAAGAAACAAAGTATGCAACACCACCCTGACCGCAATGGTGGAAGTGATGCTAAGTTCAAACAAATTAATGAGGCATACTCAGCACTAAAGGATCCACAGAAAAGGCAAATGTATGACCAATATGGTACTGCTGATCCTCAACAAGCACAGGCACAACAGCAGAGTCATTTTTCAAATTCTTTTGGTGGTGCTAATTTTGAAGATATATTTGGACAAATGTTTGGAGGACAACCAAACATGCGTAGACAAATGCATAATCAAGATATAACTATTGCCGCAGATATTGATTTGGAAGATATCGTAAAAGGTAAAGATGTTATTGCTACATATAGGCTACCAAGTGGCAGAGAAGAAACAGTAGAGATTAAACTTCCACGTGGTTGTAGACCAGGAGATAGGATACGTTATTCGGGTATGGGTAGCGACTTACACCCACATGCTCCAAGAGGTGATTTGCACGTTCAGTTGCGAGTCAGAAGACACCCCGAGTACACTCAAGATGGCATAAATTTATATATAGACAAGAAGTTAAATTTATTTGATTTCGTTTTAGGCACAAACTTAACTATCAAAACAATCCACGATCGTACATTGAGTGTTAATGTACCAGCTGGATCTAACCCAGGCACAGTTTTTAGTATTGGAGGTCAAGGTTTACCTGACAGACGTTCAGGACAAACGGGCAACTTATACATTAAAGTATTAGGTGTAACACCTAAAATAAACGATGAGAAAATTAGAGAACAGTTAAGAAGAATACAAGATGAAACTAAAACTACTTAGATACCCAGATCCATTTTTAAACAAAAAGGTTGCACCTTTTGACTTTGATAAGCATGATGCTAAACAAATCGAAGCTGAGATGATTGAACTAATGACTAAAGAAAATGGTGTAGGATTAGCGGCAACACAAGTTGGTCTTGATGCACAAATATTCATTATCAAACCAGAAGGATTAGAAGGGTACGAAGACAATAAACCTTTCGCATTAATTAATCCTGTGATTACAGCCGTAAGTCAAGAAACTGTACTAGGTGAAGAAGGTTGTTTAAGTTTTCCATTATTGTTCTTTAAAGTTAAAAGACCAACAGGAATGGTAATAGAGTGTCTTGACTCTAGCGGTAAAGAGTGTACAATAGAGTTAGTAGGTTGGAATGCAAGAATTGCAGGACATGAATACGATCACTTATATGGAATCAACTATGTTGATCGTGTAAGTAAATTAAAACTCGACATTGCTAAGAAAAAGCAATCAAAATTATTAAAAAGATTTGGAGCCTATATAAAATAATGGTAGAACCTAGCGAAAATTTACAGAAAATATTTGACAAAGCATTAGATGTAACTAAGAAACTTAATCACGAATATCTTACACTAGAGCATTTGTTATTTTCAATGTTGTGCGAAGAAGACTTTTCAAACATTGTATCAGGATTCAATCAAGTAGATCCAGAATTCATGAAAAAGAATGTTGAGAACTTTCTTAAAACAAAGTGCAACGACTTGTTAATGACTGACATTGAAAATCTTCCTAAGAAATGGAAGCCTAAGAAAACACAGGCAGTAGAACGTGTACTAAACAGAGCGTTTACACAAGTGTTGTTTAGTGGTCGTAACAGTATTGAAGTTACTGATGTGTTCTTAAGTATGTTTAACGAAAAGAAAAGCTGGGCATTATACTTTATTAACGAAGTAGGTATTGAAAAAGAAAAGTTTGCAGACTATCTAAACAATGAGCTAGAAGCAAATTACGAAGATGAAGAAATGCAAGGCATGGCTAATCGTGCATTGCGTTCGTTTACAACTAATCTTAACGTTGATGCAGAAACAGGTAAGATTGATCCTGTTATTGGACGCTCAGAGGAACTTGAAAACATTGCACTAGCAATAGGACGTAGACAAAAGAACAACGTACTACTAGTTGGTGAACCAGGTGTAGGTAAAACTGCTATTGCAGAAGGACTTGCATACAATATTGTACAAGGTAACTGTCCTGAATTCCTTAAAGAATATAACGTATACAATTTAGACATTGGTAGTATGTTAGC